GCCTGTGGGATGCCCTGCGGTACGGCGGTGCGGCCAGACGCTCGCCGCTGCTGCTGTCGATCACGACGGCCGGCTACGACCGCAAGAGCATCTGCTGGGAACAGCACGCCTACGCTGAGCGGTGCATCGCCGACCCGACCGTCGACCCGGCCTTCTTCGGGTGTATCTACGCTGCGGCGCCGGAGGACGATTGGAAAGCGTCGAAGACTTGGCACAAGGCCAACCCGTCGCTGGGCGAGACGATCACGGTGGAGTCGTTCGCAGCCGATGCCCGCGAGGCCGAGCAGTCGCCCTCCAAGCTCAACGCGTTCCTTCGCTACAGGCTCAACGTCTGGACAACGCAGGACGTGCGGTGGATCTCGCCTGACACATGGGCCAAGTGCGGCGGGCCGCTGTCACCCGACCTCGAGCAGCGGGAGTGGTACGCGGGCCTCGACCTTGCAACCACGTACGACCTCAGCGCCCTGGTGCTTGTGAGTCAGGCCGACGACGGCTCGTTCGACGTGATGCCGTGGTTTTGGGTGCCGCAGGAGAACGCTGCCGAGCGGACGCAGCGGGACAAGGTGGACTACATCGGCTGGATTCGTGACGGGTACATCCGGGCCACCGATGGAAACGTCACCGACTACGACGTGATCCGGCGAGACATCGTCGAACTGTCGCAGAAGTTCAACATCCGGCAGGTGGGTATCGACCGCTGGAACGCCACGCAGCTGGCAACACAACTGCAAGGAGATGGCCTCCAAGTGACAGGATTTGGGCAGGGCTATGGCTCGATGTCGAGCCCGAGCAAGCAACTGGAAAACCTTGTGCTGTCGGAGCGTATTCGCCACGCGAACCATCCGGTGCTGTCGTGGATGGCCGGAAACGTGGCTGTGCAGTCGGACCACCAGGGCAACATCAAGCCAAGCAAGGCCAAAAGCACCGAGCGTATCGACGGCATTGTGTCGCTGGTCATGGCTCTCGGACTGCATGCCGTAGCTACCACGACGCCACCCGACCAATCCTGGGACATCATCACGCTATGAGCGAAAACGCTGCTGCCGATTTCAAGATGATCGACCTGCGTGGCATCGAGTGGCACGACATGGGCGGCACCCGCACGGCCTCCGGCATCCGCGTCACAGCCGATACGTCGATGGCCTGCTCGGCCTACACAGCCTGTATTCGCGTGATCTCTGACGCTGTGAGCTCGCTGCCGCTGCACGTCTACGAGCGGCTGCCGAACGGCGGCAAGGCCAAGGCCGCATCAAACCCGGTCTACCGGCTTTTGCACATGCAGCCGAACCCGTGGCAGACGGCGCAGGAGTTTCGGGATTGGATGACCGGCATGTATCTGCATTACGGCGCCAGCTACGCGGAGATCCGCCCAGGTGCTCGAGGTGCGGTCTCGGAGTTGTGGCCGCTGCACTCGTCGCGGATGGAGGCCGAGCGTCTGGAAGACGGCACGGTACGGTATCGCTACCGCGAGCCGAACGGCCGGCAGACGATTTATTCGCAGGATCAGATCTTTGCCCTGCGGTTTACGACCGAGGACGGTATCCGTCCGGTGCCGACGTACCAGCTTTTCCGCAATGCCATCGGCCTGGCCCAAGCGTTGGAGGCCCATGGTGCCACGTACTTCGGCAACGGTGCCCGGCCAGGCATCGTGCTGGAGTCGGACAACCCGATCCCGGCCGAAGCGTCGGAGCGGCTCCGGGAGCAGTGGGAGCGGATGCACCGCGGGCCGGATCGGGCACACCGCACGGCGGTCCTGCCGAACGGCGTGAAGGCTCACGAGCTCAGCGGCAGCAACGAGGCGGCGCAGTTCCTTGAGACCCGGCAGTACCAGGTCATTGAGATATGCCGTGCGTTCCGCGTTCCTCCGCACATGATTCAGGATCTCACTCGCTCGACATACTCGAACATCGAAGTGCAGGGAACGGAGTTCGTCCAGCACTGCCTGCTGCCGCACCTCAAGCGGTGGGAGGCGGCCATCAGCCGTGACCTCATCGTGGACGACGAGCGGTACTTCGCTGAGCACAGCGTGAGCGGCCTGCTGCGTGGTGATCACGCCAGCCGGTCGGCGTACTACGTGTCGGCCCTGCAAAACGGCTGGATGACGATTAACGAGATTCGTGAGCTTGAGAACCTGAACCCGATCGGGCCGGAAGGCGACAAGCACTTCGTGCAGCTGAACATGACCACGCTCGACAAGGTGGGCGAAGATCCACCGGCACCAGAGCCGATGCCCGAGCCGACGGCCGAGGATGAGGAAAGCCCAGCCGACGATGCCGAAGACCAATCCGAGGAGGACGACACAAATGGAAATTGAACGCCGCTGCCTGACCGTAGACGAGGCACCTGAGTGCGAGCTGACGATTGAGACTCGCTCCAGCGGGCGAGAAGCGATCCGTGGGCTGGCGGTGCCCTACAACCGCCTTTCCCTCGACCTCGGCGGTTTTAGGGAGCGAATATTGCCTGGTTCCTTCGACAAGGTGCTGAACCGCCAGCGTGGCAAGGGAGAGATCCTCAGCTACTACAACCACAACAGCGACAAGCTGCTAGGCCGCGAGTCTGCTGGCACGCTTGAGATCATCGCTGATGATCGCGGAATCTCCTACGTCGTAGAGCCGCCGGATACTTCGGCCGGCCGGGACGTTCTTGCCCTCGTGCGTTCTCGAAATTTGCGCGGAAGCTCATTTGCATTCACAGTAAGTCAGAAGGGCGAGCGGTTCACGACTGACGAAAACGGCAAGGCTATCCGCGAAATCGTCGAGGCTTCTGGCCTGTACGAAGTCGGCCCAGTAAACGTTCCAGCCTATGGCAGTGCCACTTCTGCTGTTGTTGCTCAGCGCTCGTATGAGGCGTGGCTGGCGGCCCAGGCAGTGGCTATCGAGGCCGACGCCGAGGCCGAGGTGGAGGTTAAGAGGGCCGTGCGTTCCCTGGCCCGTGACGCCGCTGCGGCGTGGACTCTGAGGCTGCGAAATGTCTGACGTTCGGTGCCAGTGCGGTGAGCGTCTGCGGTGCCGATCCAGCAGGCCGGTCGGCAACGAGCGGCAGCGGTATCTTCGTTGTCCGAGGTGCGGCGCTCGCGGCGTGGCGTTTGTCAAAACAACACATTCCGAAGTGCGGTTCTGCAAGGGGCCACGGCCCTAGCCGTAGCGTTGACTCCATCGGCAATACCGCCGGAGGAGAATCACCGCACATGGACAATCTCAAGAAGCTTCAGGACGAAGCCGTTACCCTTGCCAACCGCATCGACGCCGTTCGGGCTGTCGAGTCTGACGACGCCGACAAGATCGCCGAGCGAGACCTCGAGCTCGAGCAGCTGAACAAGCGGGCCGGTGAGCTCGCCAAGAAGGTGGACTTCGAGAAGTCGGTCGCCGAGTCGGCCAAGAACCTCCGGGCGGTGGTCGACCGCTGCACGCCGGCGCCTGATGCGACCGAGGCTCGCAGCGAGCAGGCCCGCGTCGAGGCGGTTCCGTTCTCCGGTCGGCTCCGTGCGTTCGGCAAGGCCGAGGACGCCTACAAGGCGGGCATGTGGTTCAAGGCGAAGAGCGGCGACGCTCACGCCAAGCGGTGGTGCGAAGACCACGGCGTCGAGGTGCGTGCCCTCGGTGGTGCGTCCGGTGCCGGTGCGAACTTCGTGCCCGACGTGCTGTCGAGCACCGTGCTGCGTCTCGTCGAGCAATACTCGGCCTTCGCGCAGAACGCCACCAGCGTTCAGATGCCGTCGGACGTGGTGCTCTTCCCGAAGCGCACTGCGGGCGTGAGCGGCGGGTGGATCTCGGAAAACTCCGCGATCACCCCGGCCGATCCCTCGGCCAGCCAGGTGACCGTGACGGCCAAGAAGCTGGGCGCCGCCGTGGTGGTCTCCAGCGAGCTGCTCCAGGACTCGATCGTCTCGATCGCCGACTGGATCGCTGCTGAGCTGGCCCTCGGCATCAGCAACGCCGTGGAGGCGGCTGCGTGGCTCGGTAACCCGAGCAACGCTCCGGCTGTCGCGGGTATTGTCACCTCGTACGCTGGCGGTCTGCTCAAGACCACCACGGCGAGCGAGGTGACGACCTACGACTACGCGGCGTCGCTTGTGGCCGCTGCCGGTGACACGCCGGACGAGGTGACCAAGGCGAACCTGCTCGCCATGATGGCTGCCGTTCCGCAGCACAGCCGGGCGGGTGCCAAGTGGTACTGCTCGCCGTACTTCTTCGCTACCTGCATGCAGGCCCTCGACCTGAACCAGGGTGGTTCGGTCGGCCTGTCGCAGGGCCTCGGCCTCACGTTCCTCGGCTCGCCGGTCGTGTTCACCGACCAGCTTCCGGGCAGCGACGATGCCACCGGCAAGGTCATGGCCCTTTACGGCGATCTGGCCAACTCCTCGATCTACGGCACCCGTGCGGGTCTGGAGATCCAGAGCAGCGACCAGGTCAACTTCCTGTCCGACCAGACCGTGATCCGGGCGATCGCTCGGGTGGGAATTTCCCACCACACGATCGGCAGCTCGACGGTCGCCGGCCCGGTCATCGCCCTCCGTGGCGTCTGATCCAGCTTGACAGCAGTGCA